TCCCGAAAGTTTATAATGATTGGTGGTTAAAAAAATATTTAACCTCACTTATCAAAAAACAGTGGGGACAAAATCTCATTAAATTTAATGGTGTTCAGCTTCCAGGAGGTATTTCTTTAAATGGAAGACAAATATATGATGATGCAATTTTAGAATTAGAAAAACTTGAAGAGCAACTTCATAATGAATACGAATTACCACCTATGGATATGATCGGATAATGACACCATTAAATCCTTATTTTTTACACGGATCTTCAAGTGAACAAAGACTTGTTCAAGATTTAATCAATGAACAGTTGAGAATGTATGGACAAGATGTTGTTTATATGCCAAGAAAATTAATTAATGAAAAATCTATCATCAAAGAGGCAATTGTTTCTAAATTTGACGATAGTTTTAGAATAGAAGCATATGTAATGAATTTTGATGGTTTTGGGGGACAGGGTGATATTTTAAGTAAATTTGGAGTAAGGACAACAGATGAATTAAATTTAATTATATCAAAAGAAAGGTATGAAGATTTTATTTCTCCATTTTTGGTTTCAGACCAAAAAGTAAAAGTTGCAACAAGACCACAGGAAGGAGACCTTATTTATTTTCCTCTTGACAATTCTTTGTTTGAAATTAAGTATGTAGAAGGAAAACAGCCATTTTACCAATTGAATAATTTATATGTTTATCAATTAAAGTGTGAGATATTTGAATATGAGGATGAAAATATCTCAACAACAATTGAAGAAGTTGATAAATCTGTTCAAGAGTTTGGGTATATTCAAACAATTACAATGGTAAGTTCCGGTGCAACTGCTGCATCTGCAAGTATTTCAAATTTACCATCACCAAGTTCTCTTCAATATATTGATCTAATTAATGATGGAACTGGGTATTTGACAACTCCAACAATTCGTATTGAAAAAGCACCTGTTGGTGGAACAGACGCATCAGCAGTTGCAATTATGACATATAGACCACCAAGAAATGGTAGCTCTATAGATAAAATTTTACTCATAAATCCTGGAGCAGGATATACAGTACCACCAAAAGTTGAAATATTAAGTGATACTGGAACTGGTGGAATCGCAACAGCAGTCATTTCTAATGGTTCTCTTGGACAAATATCAGTATTAACTAATGGATCTGGTTATTCTTCTGCACCTACTGTTTCAATATCTTCTGCACCTTCCGGTGGCACAAATGCAACTGCATTGGCATTTATAAATTCTTCCGGAATAGTTACAGCAATTAGATATACAAATACCGGTGCTGGATACACTTCACTCCCATCTATTACATTGTCCTCTCCTGTTGGAACTTCCACTGGAAACTTTATATTTAATGAGTCAATCAGAGGAGTTTCCACAGGAACAACAGCATACGTTAAAGATTGGGATGCAGATACTAAGGTTCTCAAAGTTTCAATAGCAAATGGCAACTTTGCTCTTGGTGAATTAATTGTTGGTTCTAAAGCAACTCATAAAGTATTTTCTATCCAATCCGATGATTTATACGATCCATATGCTGAAAATATTGAAATAGAGAACGAATCAGATTCAATATTGGACTTTTCGCAAAGAAATCCTTTTGGTGATTACTAAATAGTTATAAATGTTTCATTATGTTAGGAAATTATAGTTACCACGAAATTATAAGGAAGACAGTCATATCTTTTGGCACGCTTTTTAATAATATCTTAATTAAACACGAAGAGCAGGATGGAACAGATTATAGTTTAATTAAAGTCCCAATTGCATACGGACCAGTACAAAAGTTTTTAGCAAGATTAGAACAAAAACCAGATTTGAGAAAGAGAGTTGCAATGACTCTTCCTCGTATGTCATTTGAGTTGTCTAGTATAAACTACGATGCAAGCAGAAAGGTATCTACCGTACAGACATTTAAAACATTAAATTCTGAAAATCAGAACAAAGCAGTAAAAGTTTATATGCCAGTCCCATATAATTTGGGAATAAAATTAAGTATAATGGCAAAATATAATGATGATATGTTGCAAATTTTAGAACAAATTTTGCCATATTTTCAACCTTCTTTCTCATTAACAATTGACTTGGTATCATCCATTGGAGAAAAAAAGGATGTCCCGATGATATTAGAAAATATTCAAATGGAAGATAATTACGAAAGTGATTTTACAACAAGAAGAGTTTTAATTTATACATTGAACTTTACTGCCAAAACTTATATTTTTGGACAAATTGCGGATAATACGGAAGGATTGATTAAAAAAGTACAAGTTGATTATTATACAGACACAAATACAAAAAATTCATCCAGACAATTAAGATATACAGCAACTCCAAGAGCAATTAAAGATTACAACAATGATAATACAACTGTATTAGCAGAAAATATTAATGAATATGTCACAAAAATTTCTGTTTCTGATGCATCTTTATTGACTGAGAATACTTATATTATGATAGAAAAAGAAGAACTATATATCAAAACTATTGAAGGAAATGTTTTAACGGTATTGAGAGGTCAAGATGAAACTACTCCAGTTCCACACCCAATTAGTTCTTCAATTGATATTATAAATTCCGTTGATGATAATTTAATTGAACCAGATGATGATTTTGGATTTAATGAAAATTATTTTGATTTTGGTGATGGAAAAATTTATAGTACAACAAAAGGAATTGATGTATCATTATGAAAAATAAATTCGAAAATATAGACGAAGCATTAGAGATAAAAGCAACATCTATCGTTAAAGAACCAGTGAATGATAAAAATAAAAGTATTCAAAAAATTCAAAGTCAAGTCCCATTAGATTATTCTGATAAAGATTTTGAATATACAAGAGTTAATTTATATTCATTAATAGAAAAAGGGCAAGAAGCAATTAATGATATTATGGAATTAGCGCACCAAAGTGAAAGTCCAAGAGCATATGAAGTTGCATTTCAGGGAATTAAAAATGTTGCAGATATGACTGATAAATTGATTGACTTACAACAAAAGATGAAAAAATTAAATGATTCTGAAGTAAAATCTCCCAGCACTGTTAATAATACTATGTTTGTTGGTTCTACAGCAGACCTTCAAAAATTACTTAAGCAAGGTTTTATAGACAATAAATAATTTAAAAACTATGAAAACTTTTTCACAATTTCTCATAGAAGCAACCGATCCGAAGGGGCCTATTAAGAAATATATGTCCTTAGAAGAGATTGCGAAAAAGCATAAAATCTCAATGAAAACTTTAAGTTCTCAGTTAGAGATGGGAATTAAAGTGGAGAGTGAACACACTGGAAGTAAAAGAATGGCAAGAATGATTGCCCTTCAGCACTTAGAAGAACTTCCTGATTATTATAGTAGACTCAAAAAAGCAGAGAAAATTAAAGAAGAAACCAAATCTGGAGATGAAACTCTTAGAGATTGGTTTAAAAAATCCAGTGGGGAAGACCCTAAAACTGGAAAAAGAGTGCCAGGGTGGACCCAAATTGGTGGACCATTTGCTGGTGCCCCCTGTGCTCGTCAACCAGGACAAACTTCTACTCCAAAATGTGGAAGTTCCAAGATGGCAGCAAACTTATCAGATGAAGAGGAGAAAAGGGCATTTGAAAGAAAAAATAGAAAAGACCCAAACCAACCTCAGAAAAAAAATGCAGCAAAACCAACTAATGTTGCAACAGAAGAAACTATTATTGAAAAAAAGGATGCGTGCTACCATAAGGTAAAGTCTCGTTACAAAGTTTGGCCAAGTGCTTATGCATCCGGAGCACTTGTAAAATGCCGCAAAGTTGGTGCTGATAGTTGGGGAAATAAAACAGAAGAAACAACTTACAATTCCTTACCAGATTGGGAAGGTCGCATCTATGAAGACGAAGAAAGATATTGCCCAAAATGCCAAAAAATGGAACGTGTCAATGAATGTATCTACGGTCCAGAATTTTGGTTATTATATTCTTCTGCGGTCGAACCTTCCGAGAAAATGAAATATGCACTCTCACAAATTTATCCCACAAAAAAAATTAATGAAATATATACTAGAATACAATCAAGAGGATCAACATATTCTATAATGTTTAATTGGAGAGGAAAATATCTTTCTGCACAGATGTTCTTCCCTCAATTTATAAGACCATCAAAACAAAAAGTAACTTATGAGATAAGAAAAATATATCCAGATGCTATTGTTTTGAGTTTCAACCCTTCACCAAAAGACCCAACAAAACCTTTATTATTTACAGGAGAACTAGATGGATCCAGATAAAATTAATCTTGATTGTTTGAGTAAAAATTTTGAATATGAAAGAATTTCAAGGGAATTGGATATTTGCGAAAATATAGAGCAAGTAAAAAATATAGCAAAATCATTTGTTAAATTGTATCTTAAGCAACAAGAAGTTATGACACAAATTGGTATGATTGATGGAAAAACATTATAAAGGCAATCCAAATTTAAAAGCAGAAAATGTTCAAATTGAATTTACAACGGATCAAATTCAAGAATATTTGAAGTGTAAAAATGACCCGATTCATTTTGCAAAAAATTATGTAAAAATTGTTTCTCTTGACCACGGACTAGTTCCCTTTGATATGTATGATTTTCAGGAAGAATTAATAACAAACTTTCACGAGAATAGGTTTAATATTGCAAAACTTCCCAGACAAACAGGAAAATCAACTACAGTTGTTTCTTATCTTCTTCATTATGCTCTATTTAATGATAATATAAGAATTGCAATTCTAGCAAACAAAGCAGAAACTGCAAGAGAACTTTTAGGCAGATTACAATTATCTTATGAAAATTTACCGAAGTGGTTACAGCAAGGAGTTGGTTCTTGGAATAAAGGTTCTTTGGAAATTGAAAATGGTTCTAAAATTGTAGCAGCATCAACATCATCATCTGCTGTTAGGGGAAATTCATTCAATATTATTTTTCTGGACGAATTTGCGTTCATTCCAAACCATATTGCAGAACAATTCTTTTCTTCTGTGTATCCTACCATTTCTTCAGGACAAAGCACAAAAGTTATTATTATCTCAACTCCCAATGGGATGAATATGTTCTATAAACTCTGGCACGATGCAGAGAGAGGGAAGAATGGATATATTCCATTGGAAGTCCATTGGTCTGCCGTTCCAGGAAGAGATGCAGAGTGGAAACGGCAAACAATTGCCAATACAAGCGAAAGACAATTTACACAAGAATTTGAATGCGAATTCTTGGGGTCCGTTGATACCTTAATTACTCCATCAAAACTCAGAATGATGGTTTATGATGATCCATTAACTAAAAGTAAAGGATTAGATGTTTATGAAGAACCACAAGAAAACAATACTTATTTAATGACAGTTGATGTTTCTCGTGGAATGAGTAATGATTATTCTGCATTTATTGTATTTGATATTAGTCAATTTCCTTATAAAGTCGTTGCAAAATACAGAAGCAACGAAATGAAACCTATGTTATTTCCAAATATCATTCACGAAGTTGCAAAAGCATACAATAAAGCATTCGTCCTCACCGAAGTAAATGATATTGGTGAACAAGTATCAAGTATTCTGCATTTTGATTTAGAGTACGATAATATTTTGATGTGTTCAATGAGAGGTAGAGCAGGTCAACTTGTTGGACAAGGATTTTCTGGAAAGAAAACTCAACTTGGAATTAAAATGTCAAAAACCGTAAAAAAAGTTGGGTGTTCAAATTTAAAAACAATTATTGAAGATGATAAATTATTAATTAAAGATTATGATATCATCAGTGAACTAACAACTTTTATTCAAAAAAATCAATCATTTGAAGCAGAAGAAGGATGTAATGATGACCTTGCAATGTGTCTTGTAATCTTTGCTTGGTTAGTTGTTCAAGATTACTTTAAAGAAATGACGGACAATGATGTTCGAAAAAGAATTTATGAAGAGCAAAAAGACCAAATTGAGCAAGATATGGCACCATTTGGATTTATTTCGGATGGTGTGAATCAAGAAACAAGTTTTGTGGATCAAGATGGAGATAGGTGGTATTTGGATGAGTATGGAGATAGGTCATATATGTGGGAATATGGGTAAATGAATTTAAATGATCAGTTTGAATTGGAACATCTATTTCTTACTGAAAGGAAGTGTAGAGTTTGTGGGGAGATTAAAGACTTGATAGATGGATTTTATTTAACTCGTAAAGGTAGAGGGGACATACCATCAGCATATTCATATGAATGCAAAAATTGCACGGTAAAAAGAATTACACAAAATAGAAAAAAAATTACAAATACGCCAATGTGGGAATATCCTGATTGGTAAATGTTCACGGGTCGTTTCCCCATTGTAACGTGTGTAATTTATAAATACTTCTAGGCAAAATGAACTTCTTAACGAGGGGAAACAAATGGCGTTAAATTTAGTATCACCTGGCGTCAGAATTAGAGAAGTTGACTTAACTGTTGGTGGAATTACCGCTGGAACAAATCAGGTAGCTGGTATTGCAGGACCTTTTCAGAAAGGTCCAGTCAATACACCTATTTTAATTGAAACTGAAAATGATCTTCTTAATGTTTTTGGAAAACCTATTTCTTCGGATTCACAATATGAATATTGGTTAAGTGCATCATCTTTTCTTTCTTATGGTGGAATTTTAAGAGTTGTAAGATGTGATGGTGACAATTTAAAAACAGCAAATGCTGGTGCAGGATCAACAGCAGATTTGAAAATTGAGTCATTAGATGATTACAATAACAATCATACTACAGATACTAACTGGTATTGGGGTGCGAGAACACCAGGATCTTGGGCAAATAAATTAAAAGTTTGTATTGTTGATAGTCTTGCAGACCAAAGAATAGCAATTAGTACTAGTGGTCTTTATGTTGGGTATGGAGTAAGCACATCATACACTAGAACTATTGCTGGTGTGGGAACTATTTCATCAGAGACTGGTGTTTTAAAGGGAATTATCACACAAGTAAACAGCAGTTCAATAGATGTAAAAATTCTCAGCAAAAATGTTGGTGGCACTGACACTGAAGTTTCCTACCAACAAGGTGGCACATACGAATTCAAATCTGCAGATTCTATAGGTATTAATAGTGGAGGTACTCTTGTCAGAGTTAAGTCATCAACTGTATCTGATATTTCTGTCGTAGTTGCAACTGCTTCATCTATTGTTCTTCCTGGTCCTAGTGTTACTGGTTCAACACCATTTGCAAGTGCTGGTTATTCAGTTGGACAAGTTGTAAGAACAGTCGCAGATAATGGAACTGTAGTTCCCCTTACTTCAATCGTTGGTTTTGGAACTACCAATGTCAACGGAACTCAACAAGATACTATACTTTTAGCAAGTGGTTCTCCAGTTTCCAGTGGAACAACAACAATTGGAGTATTTAGTACAACTACATCCATATCTGCACCTTTAGATTGGTATGACCAACAAACTCTTGGATTAACAAATTCAACTGTTTATTGGAAAAATGTCG